ATGGCAGATTATCCAGTCACTCCCCACACGCCCGAGCTCTCCGAACAGGAGATCATTCGCCGCCAGAAGCTCCAGGGACTGATCGACAGCGGCAAAAATCCCTACCTGATCACCCGGTACGGTGTCACCCACCATTCCCAGGAGATCATTCAGAACTTTGAGGCGCTCGAAGGACAGACCGTTTCCGTTGCCGGCCGCATGACGTCCCGGCGCGTGATGGGCAAAGCCAGCTTTGCCCATCTGCTCGACGGAGAAGGTGTCATTCAGTTCTATGTCCGCCGCGATGATGTCGGCGAAGAAGCCTACGCTGATTTCAAAAATGATGATATCGGCGATATCTTCGGCGTCACCGGTACGGTCTTCAAGACCAAGACGGGTGAAGTGTCCATCCATACCACGTCCCTGCAGCTCCTGACAAAGTCCCTGAAAGTGCTGCCCGAAAAATTCCACGGCCTGACCGATACCGATCTCCGTTATCGCCAGCGCTATGTGGACACGATTGTCAATCCCGAAGTCCGGGATGTGTTCCGCAAGAGAAGCGCGATCATCTCTGCAATCCGTGAATTCCTTGACGGACGCGGATTCCTTGAGGTGGATACCCCGGTTCTTCAGACGGTGGAAATCGGCGCCAGTGCCCGTCCGTTCCGGACCCATCACAATGCGCTGGACCTGGATATGTTCCTGAGGATTGAGACTGAGCTTTATCTCAAGCGTCTGATTGTCGGCGGTTTTGAGCGGGTCTACGAAGTCGGCCGCATCTTCCGCAATGAAGGCATGGACGCAACCCATAACCCGGAATTCACCTCCGTGGAAACCTATCAGGCTTTCTCCAATTACCACGAATGCATGGAAATGGTGGAGCAGATGTATGAATTCATCTGCATGAAAGCCCTGGGCACAACCGATGTGGAATATCAGGGCCAGATCATCCACATGAAGGCTCCCTGGAAGCGGATCACCATGGCTGACGCCGTGAAGGAAGCGTGCGGAGAGGATTACAGCACATGGACCTGTGATGAAGACGGCCATGCAGCCTGTGCCCGTCACAATGTCGAAGTCGAGAAGACCGACGGACGCGGCAAGTGCCTTGAAGCGCTCTTTGATGCCTTTGTCGAGGAAACGCTCGTGCAGCCGACCTTCATTCTGGATTATCCCGTGGAAATCTCACCGCTTGCAAAGCGCAAGCCTGAGAATCCGGATCTCACGGAACGGTTTGAATACTTCATTACCGGCCATGAGATGGGCAATGCTTTCTCTGAGCTGAACGATCCCATTGACCAGCGGCGCCGTTTTGAACTGCAGGCTGAAGCCCGCATCGCGCAGGGCGCTCATGCTGAAGTCGATGAAGACTTTGTCACCGCGCTGGAATACGGCATGCCGCCTACGGCCGGTCTTGGCTTTGGTGTCGACCGTCTGGTCATGCTTCTGACCAATTCTCCCACCATTCGCGATGTGCTGCTCTTCCCGACGATGAAGCCCGTCTGATCCAAGAATGCAGTAATGTCAAGGGTTTTCGGGGTTTCGGAAGACGCAGAAACAGCAATTTACCACAGTTTTACCACAGTACACTAAGATTTTCTCAGATAAAAGACACTGTTGCGAAAGCGGCGGTGTTCTTTTTATGCCCAAACCGTACTATGACCAAAGCTCCGAAGAGCTTCGAGGTTTTTGTCATAGCATGGACTTTTGCCATCCCGTAATCTATTCTAAGATAGAACTTCTAACTTAGATTAGAAAGCGGGATGGCTTTTTGTGTTTTTGGACCGCGTGGACCTCCAAGGCTGGTACGGATGCCCAGTACAGATCTGTAAACAACGGCAGCGATGAGCTGGTGGATGCCGCAGCGGTGGCCCGTTATGGCCGCATTGTCAAGACCCATGTCTTCGACAGCGTGAATGATCCAAACACGCTTCTTGAGAATGGTCAGCGGTTCCTGGCAAGCAACGTGAATGTACCGGTGACAATCACCGTGAAAGCGGTGGACATGCACCTGGTCGATCCGAATGCCAGCCCGATCTTTGTGGGGGATAAGGTTCATGTTACGTCCGTTCCCCATGGTATGCTTGACACGCTTACCTGCACCAAGATTGAGTACGATATGGAGAATCCCGCCAATAACACCTACACCTTTGGCACTCCGAAGCAGAGCCTGACCGAGCGTTATCGCAAAGATAAAGCAAAGCAGGACAGCGAGCAGAGTCATGGTGGCGGAGGAGGAGGCGGTGGCGGTGGTGGCGCCGGTGATGCTGCTTCCGAAGAAGCGCAGAAGAAGCTGGATGAATTCTTTGACGCATGGATCAATGTAGACAAAGAAGCCGCCCATATCGACCTTGGAACGCTCTACAAGAAATACGATCAGGACCGGCAGACGCTGGAATCCTCCTGCGGTATTTCGCTTGATGCTCCGACCGGCAACATCAACATCAAAACTCTGCGCAAAGAGTTTGATGATATGGGCCAGGTTCAGAAAGAACAGGCGGCCTATATCGACTTGCTCAACAACGAGCTTGGCGCTCGTATTGATCTGGTCGCTTCTCAGCATCAGACGTTGGCTGATCTGGAGTCTTCGCATTATGCGCAGTTGACGATCGTCACTAATGATCAGGAATCTAAGATCGCCGGCAATACTGAGAGCATTAAGAAGCTCGACGGCCAGATGACCGAATCCAGGACGAATATTACCCAGCTTTCCAATGATTTGCAGGCGCAGATCAATCTGGAGGCTGAGCATAAGAAATCGCTGGATAGTCAGATCACCACGACCAAGACCAGCATTCAGCAGGTTGCGAATGATCTGGCTGCACAAATCAAGTTAGAAGCAAGCCATAATTCCAGCCAGGGTACGAAAATAGCTGCTATTGAAGCGAAAGCAGATGCGAATGAATCAGCACTCACATTGAAGGCGGACAAGACCACCATCAATTCAAAAATTACCAAGATCGAAGGTCGTTTAGAGTCTGCTGAGGCTAATATTACGACGCTGACTGCTGATATGGCGAATGTTGAGACCTTGATTGCTAATAAGATTAGTGCCATCACACTTAGTTCTCTGATCGCGAAAGCAACCGTCATTCAGGCGTCGATTGCTATCTCTTCAGGTATCAGCATTAGCGCCCCATTGATCAGCGCTTCAACTTCTATGTCTGTTGGCGGAAAAGCTGTCGCAACCAAGGAGTACGTGGATGGTAAAATTCCAAGTTTGGATGGATACGCAACTCAGAAATGGGTTGAGGATAAGAAATACCTAACTGGTATTCCAGGAACATGCAATGCTTCTGTTGGGTTTTATGCGCCATATATTAGGGCAACTTCTGGTATGTCTGTTGGCGGAAAAGCTGTTGCAACTCAGGAATGGGTGACAAGTCAGCTTGCAAGCTATGCGAAATCAGATCATACGCATAGCGGTTATGCTTCCAGTACGCATAGCCATGCTTGGAGTTCTATCACTAATAAGCCGAGCAGTTTCACGCCTTCTTCTCATAAGCATAGTTTCAGCTTTAATATTGGACATGCCCACACTTATACCAAGCCGAGTAGTGGTGGCACCAGCGCGAATACTGGTGGTATGAGTAAGAATTATAATGTTAGTGGTAATACCGCTTCTAACTAAGGAGGTAGATTCATGCAGACTCTTTATGACTTCGGGATCGAAGTGCAGAAGATTCGGGAAGCAATCGATAGCATTGAAGTAAAAGGTGCTAAGAATGCTTCTTTGCTTACGTATGCTTATAGTAAGTGCAACGATATTATCAATTCGATCAATGAAGTGATTGAAAAAGAACAGAATACTCCTCCTAAGACCGATGATGAACTGTTCGAGGATCGTTACGGCGAGACCGACGAAACAATCATTATGGAGGAGGAAGGTGAAATGAATGGCGAGCCGGATTCAGGAACTGCTCCATGAGATCGAGATCGCCATTTATGGTGAACAGGTTCGTGGAGCAATCCATGATGCAATCGAGGAATGTTATACGGATGTTTCGACTGCGACCACTTCCTGTGATGCCGCTACCGCTTCCGCTAATCAGGCCGCATCCAATGCGAATAGTCAAACAGCTTTAGCGCAGACCGCAACCGCAAATGCCAACAGTGCCGCATCCGCTGCCAATACGGCGGCGGGTTCGGCTAACTCGGCAGCTCAGGCGGCAAATGATGCTGCTGATCGAGTTGATACCGCAATTACCAATGCGAATTCGGCAGCGACGAATGCGAATCAGAAGGCAACTGCGGCTAATACAGCTGCTACAGATGCGAATTCAGCAGCTGCCGCTGCAAATAGCGCTGCTGCTGCCGCTAACGCTGCTGCACAAACAGCTACTACCGCAGCCACTAATGCTAATACAAAGGCGTCTCTGGCTGATACTAAAGCTGGTTTAGCAGACACAGCTGCAACTTCGGCTAATGCTGCCGCGCAGACTGCTAATACTGCCGCAGGTACCGCTAATACCGCAACGATTAATGCAAATGCTGCAAGAGACGCGGCCAATAATGCCGCTTCTGCTGCAACCGCTGCGGCTACTCAGGCGAATACAGCTCGGGATGCGGCAAATACTGCTGCTTCCGGAGCGAACTCTGCCGCCTATGACGCAAATGCCGCAGCCGCAAGAGTTGAGAGCACTATTACGGCGGCTCAGAATGCTACAACTGCCGCCGATACAGCCACCTCTCAGGCGAATGCTGCCCGGGACGCAGCTAATGCGGCAGCTGCCGATGCCGACGCTGCAACAACAGCTGCCACCACTGCTACCACGCAAGCAAATGCGGCGAGAGATGCGGCAAATACTGCAACCACGAATGCTAATACAGCGCGGGACGCAGCAAATACCGCTGCTGGTAATGCGACTACTGCTACTTCCAATGCGATTACGGCTACAAGTGCAGCCAATACAGCCGCTTCAGCATGTGAAGCTGCTGCTGATAATGCTGATGCAAAGGCGCTCGCATGTCAGACTGCAACGACTAATGCTAATACAGCCATCAGTGACTGCAATACTGCTGTTCGGAATTGTGAGGATGCTGTAGATGCTATTGAAGAGACAAAATCCGATATGGAGACGTATCTCGCCGGAATGCCGGCAACCCTTCAGGCCATGTTCGAGGCGCTCGGCTTGTCGCTGGTGGATGGAAAACTCTGCACGAAGGTGGTGAGAGTCGATGAGTAATATTCAGGCTTTGCTTGCTCAGATCCTCTCCGCCGTATATGGCCGTGATGTTCGGCAGTCCATCCACGATGCCATCTCGCAGTGTTATACCGACGTGACCAATGCTGCCACGTCGGCAGATGCCGCGGCCGCCAACGCCAATTCCGCCGCTTCCAGCTCTGAAAGCCGCACTACAGCGGCGATCAGCACCATGCAGACCGACACCAATGCGGCGATCGGCAACTGTAATGCAGCTACCACGGCCGCGAATACGGCAGCCACTAATGCCAACACCAAGGCGAATGCGGCGAATACCGCTGCCACCAATGCGGACGCTTCCAAAGAGGCCTGTGATGCCGCGGTTGCCGCCATTCCCAGTCAGCTTGACGAAGCCATGGCGAATCTTGGTCTCACGATTCAAAATGGAAAACTTTGCGTCAAGGTTGAACGAACTACTTAATTTGCGGGGGGGGTAATGATAATTGGCAATCCCGAACCTCAACGATTTGCTTCAGGGTATCATCCGAGGAACGATCCAACCAAAGGATGTATTCCAGATGATTGCCGAAGTCGAATCAACCCCAACTCCTCAGCCACTCACCTGGGATGAGCCGGAAGAACGTAAGTTTGAATACGGCGTATCTCAGGGCGTTTTGTTTCTCCAGAGAGATGACGGTCGATATGAAGCGGGAATTCCGTGGAACGGGCTGATTAACATCAGCGATAATCCTGATGGAGCTGATCTCAACAAGATGTACGCCGATGGCATCTACTATGCCGGTATCCGCAGTGCCGAAGAGTATCACGCTGATATCGAAGCGTATACCTATCCGGACGAATTTGCCGAATGTGATGGCTCTAAACAGCCTGAACCCGGTATGACCGTCGGTCAGCAATCCAGACGGAAGTTCGCCTTATGCTGGCGCTCTGAGATCGGCAATGCGAATTCATCTTCCATCGGATACAAGATTCATGTGGCGTATGGATTGAGCGCGGCTACGACGGAGAAACCGCATGACACTGTCAACGATTCTCCGGAAGCTCAGACGTTTACCTGGAGTATGGACGGCACGCCTGTTCAGATTAACGGATTCAAGCCGACAGCGAAGCTGGAGTTTAATTCCACAAAACTGACAGCAGCCCGTATGGCAGTGGTAGAGGACCTTCTTTTCAGTAAGTCTTCCTCCGGACTTCCGCTTCCGAATGATCTTCTTAACATGTTGGAATATGCATTCGGAGAGCAAATCATCGGTCGCCAGCAGATCACCGGTGAGATTGACTATGTCAAAGATGGCGTTCTCTATCGTGGAGCAAATGCTCCTACGATTCTGCTCGGCGATGAATCCGAACTGGATGACCTGGCTCCTATCTGCAATCCTGGCTCTTTTGCCATGAATCAGGACATGTCACGTATGTGGCAGCTGGATGCAAATGAGACCTGGGTTCGCATGATTTGAGGAGGTGGCTGATCATGAAAAAGTAACATTGCCGTCTGCAAACTACACTACATGTTAGGAGGGTTACGACGAAATGGAAGTTGTAAACGCCAATCCCTATGGGATCAACATTATCGGTCGTCAGCAGACCAGTGGCGAAGTTGACTTCATCAAGGACGGTACTCTGAACCGTGGTGCAAACGCGCCTTCGGTGATGGTGACCGCTGAAGCTGATCTGGCTGAACTGACCGATATTTACACCCCCGGTACCGTGGCCTACACCGCAGGCTTCAAGGCCATGTGGCAGTTGAGCGCTGACGGAACTTGGGTTTCCATGATGTAAGGAGGGCAAGAGCTTATGGATGTAACAACTTTGGGCGCTGCTCTCGCCATCGCAAAATCGATTCCCGGTACTGCTGTTGGAGACGCGACTGCCGCCGCCAATCGGGCGGAGGCTGCTGCCGAATCTGTCGAGCAGTCCGCGGAATCCATCCAAGAATTCGAGAACACGGGTCTTGTCATGGTCAACGGCAAGCTCTGTGTGAAAGTTGAAAGGAGCTAAATGAAATGAGCACCATTACCAATGAACCGATTCTTCTGGATTCCACCGGTCAGGCGTTGCTTGACGAAATGAAGATTCAGTCCGGCCATCTGGCCATGATCGCCGAGGGCAGCCGCACGCAGGTCTATTCCTCCATGCGTCAGATCGCTGATCTGGTGCGCGGCGGCGACGTTGCCCGCAACACCAAGATGTTCCCCATCGGCGACCAGATCATCATGCCCTGGAAGGACATGGACGATTCCGCTCACAATACCGATGAAACTGCCTATCAGGTGGCCTGGGATATTGTGCATCATGGTGATGTCGAGCTGCGGGATGGCAGCATCGTTCCCGGTATGTTCATCCAGATGCATCTGTGCTCCGCATATGGCGTGCAGTTCAGCTATCAGGAAGCTTTCATGAACTGTCCCGATGGTCTGGCTGCCGGCACCTATCATGTCACCTTCAATAACAGCTGGGGCAGCAACGGCGCTGATGCCGGTACGAGCTGGCAGTTTACCCTTACTCAGGCTGTGCCCGCTGGCGGCCGTTTGAGCGGCTTTGAAGGCCTGCCGGATCAGGCGCCTTCCGCGTGGCGCGTCAAGAGCTGGGCTTCTGCCGCGGCTACCAATCCCATCGAAACCGTGACCGTTTCTTCCGGGGAAGGCGGCACGAGCCTTGGCAGCATGAACCTGACTACTGCGAGCGGTGACGGCCTCAACTGTATGCAGCGCGTTGGCTACGGCAGTAACCGTTGGGCTACTTCTGCTCTGCGTCAGTACCTCAACAAATCCGGCGCGAACTGGTGGGCAAGCCAGACGGACTTCGACATCAGGCCGGATCAGTACAATAAGCAGGGCTTCATGACTGGCTTCGACGCCGAGTTCCTGAACGCCATCAAGCCCATCAAGGTGACCACCGCGTTGAACACTGTTGAAGGTTACGAGAACGCTACAGAAGATACTTTCGATACCTTCTTCGTTCCTTCGCTTCAGCAGATGAACGTGATGCCGCAGCTGGCCAATGTTGAAGGCGATGTCTTTGAGTATTGGCGTGCCCGCCTGGGTAAGAGCACCTACGTTGGCACGGGTTCCAGCAACGTCTTCGATGCCTTCAAGATCCCGGCCCTCAATGCCAATTCGGCGCAGTCCGTGCGTTTGCGGAGTGCTTATCGTGGCGGTGCGCTTAGTCCGTGGAGTGTGATTTCTTCGGGCTATGTCGGCACCACCACCGCCAGCTACGCGCTTCGTTTCTCCCCGGTTTGTGTCATCTGCTAATCACCCCATCCGGGCGGAACGCCCGCCTCATAAGGCTCCGCCCGGAATCTCTTTCAACAATTCAAAATGGAGGTAAAACACTGTGTTCCAGTATGTGAAGAATACCATGGGCATCGCCGAAAAGCAGGCGCTTGAGGTGGCCGGCATGGAAATCAACGATCAGGCGTCTGAGCAGGAAAAGCAGGCCGCCAAGCTGGATTACATCGCCATGATGGCGGACATCGACCTCTCTGATCTCGACGATGAAGACGAGGAGGGCATGAATTATGCGGAGTAAGAAGTTCGCTCTGGTGAAGAAATACTACGATAAGGGCCTGTGGTCCAAGCGCATGGTGCATGACGCCGTGGAGAAGGAATGGATCACCGCCGAGGAATACGAAATGATCGTCGGCGAGCCCTATGTGGTTGAGGAATAATGTCTGTAACCGTTGATCAGCGTGAGGAAGGCAAGTTCTCGCTGGCTGTAAAGGCCGAGTTTCTGGCCAGCTACACCCTGGAGATCACTGCCAATGAAAACGTGTTCCTGCCTGAATACAGGAAAGGGCTGACGGACGACATTGTCGAAACCGCGAAGAACATCTACCTGGGTATCCGGGAAGCAAATGATGTGACCGTCCGCATAGGCACTGTATTCCACCTACAGGATTATACGGATCGAAACAAATTGCAAAGGGAGGCGCTGCGTAACTGCAAGCGCCTTCTTTATTTGATCGACCTGGCTCATCGGCGGTTCCATCTGAGCAGCAAGCGGGTGAAATACTGGGGTAAGCTCGTCAAGAATGTGAAAGACCGCGTACACGGCTGGATCGATGACGACACCGAGCGGTACATGCCCCGCTGATGAATTATGCTAACCCTATTTTGGCTGTAGGCTGAGCGCAGAACGTGCGTTTGCGGAGTGCTAATCGTGGCAATGCGAATAATACGTGGAATGTGAATTCTTCGGGCTATGTCAACAACAACAACGCCAGCAACGCGAATCGTTTCTCCCCGGATTGTGCCGCTTAGAAAATCTCATGGCCGGGCCATAGGTTCGGCGCATTTTCAATCTGACACAAGGAGCCGAATGCCATGCGTGTTTACGCTAAACAATACGAAGGAGATGGTTCTATCCTATGCGGGATAGTGAACCTGTAAACTCCGGAGACCTCTCGAAGGATGTCAGCGATCACATAGATGAGTTCGAGAGTGTAGCAGGCTTTGAGGCGCTAAGCAGATCCACGCTCAAGTGTATCAAGGGCGTGCTCTGGAAGGATACACCGGCGCACTACTATCTGAACAACATCGAAGAGAACCTTGTGCTTTAACGCCAGCTTCAAAATGGAAAGTACAAGCAGAAGAAACCCAAGAAATTCAAGGTTTATTACCCCAAGGAGCGCGATATCGTCAGCGTGCACTTCCGGGATCGTGTGTTTCAGAGAAGCCTGAACGACAATATCCTGTATCCGAAGATCAGCCGCAGCTTTATCTACGACAATATGGCCTGCCAGAAAGGCAAAGGCCCTGATTTGGCGCGGGAAAGGCTGAAATGCTTCTTGCAGAGGTTCTACAGGAAGCACGGCACGCAGGGTTATGTGCTCAAGTGTGACATTAAGGGTTACTACCCGAACATGTCCCACAAGGTTGTGAAGGATTGCTTTCACAAGGTCATCGACGGATGGACGTATAAGCAAGCGGTCTGCATTCTGGACGGTCAGTATGACCACGAGATCGGTTTCAATCCCGGCAGCCAGATGATCCAGATCGCCGGCATCGGTATCCTGAACGCCTTGGATCACTTCATCAAGGAAGAACTGCATATCAAGCATTACATCCGGTATATGGATGACTTTATTCTCATCCACGAGGATAAACAGTATCTGCTTGAATGCCAGGTTCGCATCGCTCAGATGCTTCAAAGCCTGGAATGTCAGTTCAACACCAAGAAAACCGGCATAACCACGCTATCCGACGGAATTCTGTTTCTTGGTTTCCATTACCGGCTCACCCGAACTGGCAAGGTCATCATGACGCTGAATTCCGGCAACATCAAGCATGAGCGAAAGAAACTGTGCAAGCTGGTTCACCTCGCCAAGAAAGGTCTTCGGACTAAGGAGAAGGTGGACGAGTGCTACAGGGACTGGAAGAATCATGCGGCCAAAGGCAACAGCAAACAGCTGCTGCAAAGAATGGACGAATACTACAGGAGCCTGTGGAAGGATGGTGATGGATCAGATGGGAAAGATTGCTGACATCAGCAAATGGCAAGGGAACGTCAACTGGTCTGAAGCCGCGAAAGAACTCGATCTGGTGATCCTGCGGGCAAGCTGCGGAACCAGCGAAGACATCAAGTATGAGCGTAACGTGAATGCCTGTATCGAGAACAGTATTCCCTTCGGCGCTTATCACTATGTAAAGGCCGGTACGGCAGCGGATGCGGTCAAGGAAGCGCAGATCTTCCTCAAGGTAACCGCCGCGAAGAAGCGCAAGCCCGCCTTTTACATCGCCGATATCGAGTATGAGGCCCAGACAAAAACCACGACCGAGGCCGTATGCGTCGCCTTCCTACAGGCGCTTCGCGATGGGGGATGCGAGAAGATCGGTCTCTACATCAACACCCGCTACAACTGGGCCGGTAAGGCCATCGGTATGTGCGACATCATGTGGATTCCTCATTGGGGAAAGAACGATGGCAATGTTCCGGACGACAAGTACAAGTCCAGTCATCCTCACGACCTTTGGCAGTACACCAGCAAGGGCTCTTTGGCCGGCGTCAGTGGCAGAGTCGATCTGAATCTGCTGACCGGCACCAAGCCTCTGAGCTACTTCGTTGGCTCCGGTCAAAATGGAGAAGAAAAACTGAAGAAGGAGAACCCCATGTTCACTAATCTGGAATTTGCGGCTTTCTGCCTGGCTGTGTACGCCGCAAAGTGGGTGTACTGGTACGGTACTTGCGGCTACAAGTGCACGACCAGCCGCTACAACAGCAAAAAGAACCAGTATCCGGCGCACTATACTGCCGCCAGGGAAAGCGGATATAAGAAGGACATTGCCGAAGGCCGTATGTGCGCCGACTGCGTTGGCCTCATCAAAGCTTTCTTCTGGCTCAGCGGCAAGCTGGACGGCACCAGCAAGTATGGCGCCAATAACTGTCCGGATGTCAGCGCCAATGGCATGTACAAGAAGTGCGTCAAAACCGGGCCGATTTCTACGATCCCGGATATTCCCGGTCTGATCGTCTGGAAGAGCGGCCACATCGGCGTATATGTCGGCGATGGCTATACAGTTGAGATGAAGGGCTTCAACTATGACTGCGTAAAGGCCAAGGTCACTGCCGATAAATGGACCAACTGGGGCCAGCTGCCCGCCTCGATGCTGAATTACGTGAGCGGAGAGGTCGCGGGCGTTGTCTTTAAGCTTGGGGACCGCACGCTGGCCAAGGGTGATAAGGGCGAAGACGTTACCGAACTTCAGGAGATCCTCGTGGGGCTCGGGTACAATCTCGGTACTTATGGCACGGCCAAGAATGGCGTCGATGGTGACTTCGGAACCAAGACCCTGAACGCCGTCAAGACTTTCCAGACCGCAAATGGTCTGACCGTCAACGGAACAGTGGATGCCGCTACCGTCAAGGCTTTGAAACCGGCTGTTGAGCCGGAACCCGCTCCCACTCCTGTTGAAGAACAGCCCACCTTCGCGGTCGGCACCAAGATCGTGGAGATTACGACCGGTTCCGTGAACGCCCGTATCGGTGATTCGCAGAAGTACGATACCACCGGCTATGTGCAGAAGGGGGATAAGTTTGAGTGGGTCGCTACGTCTCCCACGACTGGCTGGCACGCTATCCGTATGGAGAAGCGGATCTGTTGGGTATCTCCCAACTATTCTAAGGTCGTGGTGGTGTGATCAGCATGAGCGAAGCAGTTATCGTAGCATTGATCACCGGCGTATTTGCCGTTATCGCCCAACTCCTTATCGCCAAGCAGTCCAACAAAGAGCTCTATGCCAAGCTGGACAAGGAATCTGAACTGTCTGATGCCAGGCTTGATGCAAAGCTGGAAAAGCATCAGGCAGTCACGGATACCAAAATTGAAGAGCTTACACGGGAAGTCCGGGAGCATAATAACTTCGCTCGCAGGGTTCCCGTGCTCGAAGAAAAGGTTGCGAACCTGGAAAAGAAAGGATGATTGACCATGCTTAGCAACAAGACCTACGATGTCCTCAAGTGGATCGCTCAGTATCTGCTTCCTGCCCTGGGAACGCTCTATTTCGCCCTGGCGGGCATCTGGAACTTTCCCTACGGTGAACAGGTGGTCGGTACGATTACCGCCGTAGACACCTTCCTTGGTGTCATCCTGGGCATCTCCACCGCGCAGTACAAGAAGGAAAATGAGCTTCTGAACGGCGACGACTAAATGACATTTTCGAGGGGAAGGTGCTCGTCTACGCGGCGGGCACTTTCCCTTTTGGTTTTTCTTGACTTGGAGGTGAATTTGTGGAAATTAAGATCCCTATCTGTGAAAAGTACGTCCTTTCCGTCGAGGAGGCGGCGTTATATTTTCATATCGGCGTAAACCGGCTCCGCAAGCTGATCAGCCAGCATAAAACTGCCGACTGGGTCTTGTGGAACCAGACGCATGCCCAGATCAAACGAAAAAAGTTTGAACAGTTCATCGATTCTTTGAATACACTCTGAAAAAAATCAGTGCCGCGGCGGTTGAGAAATCGGTCGCGATATGTTATACTATCTGCGTCTGAGAATTTCTTAATGGTGCCGTGGCTCGCGTAAGGAGGCAGCCATGACAACGAAAAGAAAGGATACCAAAGGAAGAATCCTGAGGGACGGGGAAATTCAGAAGGCAGACGGACGCTACGAATACAGATACTATGACGTGAACAACTGCCGGAGAAGTATCTATTCGTGGAGGCTTACGGAGACGGATGTCGCACCCGAAGGTAAACGCGATTGCCAAAGCCTGAGGGAGATGGAACGTCAGCTGATTCGGGATGTGCAGGACGGCCTGCTTACGCAGCAGAAAGTCACGCTCAACAGCCGGTGGGATGACTACATCAACAATAAGCCAGAACTCAAGCAATCCACACGCACCAATTATCGATACATGTACGATAAGTACGTGCGGAACGAGATCGGCAACATGGCCATGGCATCCATCAAGTTTACCACCATGAAGAAATTCTTCAACCACTTGCTTCACGACATAGGATTCAAGCCGAACAGCGTCGAAATTGTACACACGATCCTTCATCCGGTGTTTACCATCGCCATGCGGGACGGACTGATCCGTATCAATCCGACAGATGGCATTATGGCCGATCTCAAGCGCTCCAACGACTGGGAAAAGCCAAAGCGCCATGCGTTGACCGAGGAGCAGCAGCGGGCCTTTATGGCCTTTGTGGAAACCAGCAAGCAATACAGTCATTGGAATCCGCTGTTTGCGTGCTTACTCGGGACTGGATGCCGTGTTGGCGAAATGTTGGGGCTCAGGTGGGAAGATGTACTCTGGAAGGAGAACGTCATCTCCATCAACCACAACCTGATCTACCGCTTGCAGGATAGCGGCAAGGTGGAGTTCCATATCACCACGCCGAAGACTCGCAATGGCATTCGCGTGATCCCGATGTTCCAGAACGTTCGCCGCGAGCTTCAAAATGAGTACATGCGACAGGAGAAGACTGGCTTTTGCGAGGATGAAGTGGACGGTTATACTGGATTCATCTGGCAAAACCGCTTCGGAACGGTACTTGGGCCGCATCTGGTCAATCGCGCCATTGCCCGGATCGTGGAAGACCATAACGCGATGGAGATGGAAACCGCCAAGTCGGAGAATCGCGAACCGCTGATCATTCCAAAGTTCAGCGTTCACCAGCTTCGCCACACATTCTGCACCAGGCTGTGTGAGAACGAGACGGACTTGAAGCTGATCCAGGAGATCATGGGCCACGCAGATATTTCCACCACGATGGATGTGTACAATGAGTCGAACACGGAGCGCAAGAAGGCAAGCTTCGCAAGGCTCGAAAGTTTGACCGATATTTTCTGAGTTTACCACAGAATTTACCACAGATACCCGTGAGGATACGTGGCATTATGTGGCATTACATGCAAGAAATGGGATGATATTTAGTGAAAAACGCACAAAATCGGCCCTTTTCCGAAGTGAATTTACTAATCCCCACCATGAAGCCGCTGAACAAGTAAGCATCGGGCAGCCTCCTGGCTGCCCGTATTGATTATCGATTCTGTGCTGAGGTGATGTCTGTGAAAACACCCATCAATAAGAAAACGCTGTCCCAGCATTTTCAGTATTCCTGGTGGATGTATGTTCTTTCTGCCCTCCTTTGTTTCTTCCTGTGGGATCTCATGTATACCGTCACAGCTCCGCGCACGCCCGACAGTGAAAAGCTGGAACTGTACATTTATGCCTACGGGGAATCGGAAGCAGTGGATGCCTATCTGGAGAAAGTCCATACCACCGAGATGTCCGATGTCACAGAAATGACCGCACAGTATATCCTGCCCGATGAGTCCAGCGGTCTGATGGTTCTGGCCACGCGCATCATGGCAGGTGAAGGCGATCTCTATCTGCTGCCCCGGGATTCCTTCCAGTCGTATGCATCCCAGGGACTCTTTGTCGCGCTGGATGAACTGGACGGCATTCAGGAAATGTTCGAAGCAGCCGGCATCAACATCGAAAGAGGCTGGCGTAAAAATCAGGATACCAATGAACGTCATCTCTACGGTCTGCCCACATCTTCCCTGAATATGATTCCTTCCTGGACCTATTCGACGTCCTCGGAAATGTACCTCACCGTCCGCGTCTATAACGGGAATGATGAAAATGCAGAGAAACTGCTGCGCATTATGCTCAGGGACAGTATGCCTGCTGTTTCACAGGAGAACGAAGCCGGCGGCAGCATATAA